GACAGACCTTAGCTGAGGATCTACACCTGAAATCTCTTTGATGATATTGTCAATACCTGAGCCAAGCTCCTGTGGCGTCATACCTAAATTTACAGGCTGAACTTCTTCTTTGTCGTCTATTTGAGCCACATATTCAGCTTCTCGCTGCGCTTTTTCTTCGGCTGCTTGAGCTTCTCGTTCAGCTTTCTGTTCAGGTGTTTCAAGCGCAACAGCAATGACGCCAATACCCAAAATCACTGCAAATATGATCCCAAACCATTTTAATAGCTTTTTCATCATTCAACTCCCATTATCCGAAATTGTTTTAAATACCTTTTTAGGTGTTTTGATCCACTAAATAAGCTAAAGCAAGATGGATTGCATCTGAATCAATATTGTTCGAAAAAGATAACATTCTTGATGACGCATTATCAATATTTAGCAGGATACCATCACTGTACACATTCCAAGCTAGTAGTTTTTTATAATCATAGCTGAATGATTTTTTAGTACCTGTAAAAATTAATCTCCGGTTTGTGATGACAAAGTCTCCGCTATCAACAGGAATAGTGCCTTTTTCGCTAACTAGCTTGCCACGATTTTGTCCCACGCGATATGTTATGCCCTTGGCAATTCTAATACTAACACCCTGAGACCCACCTTTATATCCTCTTGAAATCACCCTTTCTTCAAGAAGCTGGGCTGGAATAACAAAGTGCGCAATTTCTCCTCTTCTGAGTATAATGGCTGAGGTATATGCTTCAGGCAATATACCAGACTGAATTTTTTTTAATGAGACGCTGCGCGATAACTCTTCAAGTTCTTTCTTCACCAATTGCTTGTCGGGCTTCAAAAATTTAGCAACTCGGGTGAGACTCTCCATTTCTTCATCAGTCAGCAAGTTATCAGACACGATCGCTGCGTAATGTTTTTTAAAAGCGGTGTGTGCATATATATCAATTTGCTTGCTTGATAAATTGTTAGTATTAATATAATTGGTTAACTCAGCAATTTCGTCTTCAGAAACAAAATTCTTGTCACAAATCGCCATTACCCGTTCTTTGTAACCTGCTAACTTTTTTATATTTTCTTGAGCAATTTCTCGGTCTTTTCTTCTCAACTCCTTATATTCAGAATAAGATTTAGGCTTGTGTTTTATAAGTGTTGAAATTGAATTAAATATGTACACCACGATACCAATACCTACTATCAAAATGACAAAACAAAAACCAATGAAAGCCATTAACCAGAAAAAATCACTCATCGCTGCGAGCCTCATCTATAACGCTTATTGCCACCGCTAGTAATACAGTATTGACCGCCACGTGGTCCAGTACAGTTATAGCTACCAGAGCAGGGGCATAAGCCATCACTATAAGTCCGTTTAGGCGCTGAACTTTTTTTAGTTGTAGTATTTTTAGGTTGTGATCCTGAATTTGATTGGTTGGCTGTGCGCTGATTTTTAGTGTTTTTGGTGGATTTTTCAAAACATCCTGCACCTTCACACAGATAAGCCGCTGACACCCATTTAGAATCAGTATACCCACTAGAAATTTGTACCCATGAATCTGATACAGCATATACGCCAACTTGCTCACCACGGCTTAGCTGACCAACCACATTTCCAGTTACAGGGTAATCGCGAACATTGAGATTGTCCGCATTGACAAATCGATATTCTAAAGCGCTGTCAGCATGGAATGGATTTTCAACAACATTTGAAGCATTGATAAATTTATTGATATCCACCTGCACATCATTTTGTGCAGCCGATACTGTAAGGCTAGATAAACTTAAAATACCTGCAATTAAAAGCTTTTTCATTCAATAACTCCCTAGTTAATCGGAGTTATAACTTTACAACATTTTTTCTTGTTTGTTAAGATATTATTTTGAAATAAAGCCCTAAGTTTTCTTAGAGCTTTTGTTATACTCATCAAGCCATAAATCATCAAGCATAAAAACCAGCTCAAATAGCCACGCCCTGGGCAATAAGCTTTGATAATGCTCACAAACATCACAAACATCACGCACAGACAACGGTAGGGCTATGCCTTGGGTGTATCGCCTTGCTCGGTTTGCTAGGGCAAAAATCATAAAGATATTGTCAACATATACATCGGCAGCGGCAGGCGTGGGCAAATCAATCCCCAACCGCTGATAGCTTTCAATGCGGTTTGGGGTAAGTGTTACCCTGATTTTTTCCCATTGGTAGCAGTCGTGGACTTTTTTACCAGTTTTGCCTTATTGTCTTCAAATTCTTGGCTAAGGCTGGCATAAGTTTCAAATAGCAAGGTAATAAACTGTGTTAATTTGTCTTTTTCAAAACCTTGGTCAAGCAGAATTAAAAAGTTATCGCCATTGATGGCTAATGGCTCACCATCAGCGGTAACATTCCATTGACTGATACAATACTCACCTAAGATAAATAGCATGGCTTCGTACTCGCCAATTTCATCTTGGCTATCACGCTTTAAACTGTCTTTGGTTACCTTTTTGGGCGTGTTTGCTATCTTTTGTACCTCAGCGGCTGCTCGTTTAAACGCTTCGCTTGCTTGAATTTCAAGCGTCAATTCAAGCCCATCAAATTCAATCTCACGCTTAGCATTAATCTTAGCGTCTTTTTTTAACAGTGTTAAATCAAATGCCATGTTATTTTTTCCTTAAAGTTTATCGAATCGTATGGATAATATTGCCCATCTTAATTAAAAAACAAATGAACGGCGGTTAAAATCATATCCAGCTTATAAAGCGTAATCAGACTTGCCACCATCAGCCAAATGACAAATAAGCCGTGTTTTTCAATTAAATATTTCATAAAATCCACAATTATGGTAATATATTCCACAAGTTAATTCCTTTTGTGCGTTAAAAGGGGTTAATAAAAAAGCCTAGCTATTTGCAGTAGCTAGGCTTTTGTTTTATCATCAGTTAAGCGGTATGCTTTTCAATCACTGGACTTTCATCAACCACCGTATAAGACAAATCCACGGTAACCAAATCCGTGCCTGATGGGCTTGGGATTTCACCTGATACCTGAAATTTGGGGATTTTGATGACATACTTACTATTACCAAACTTAATCGGCAACTCAAGGCTTAGCGTTGCCCCTGTCATTTGGTTACTAATCATCTCATGGGCTTTTTGGCTATAAGCAATCGTCATAGAGCCTGTAATGTTGGTAAGCATGGCTAAGATATTACCGCCATAGATATTATCGCCCAAGCACTTTTGTACTTCTGTTTGGTTATCAAGCTCAAAACTAAAGCTTTCAACACACACATCAAGTTTTGTGCCATTAACTTTAATCTCGCCAATAGACAAACCGCTTGCCTTAGCGGTATCTGCTTGGGCGGTCGGTGTTTTGGCAAATGAAGTTGTTTTACTTTCTTGATAGCCTAGACCTGTCATACCAAATTTTAGTTTAATTAGGCTTGATGTATCCACGGTCAGCCCAAAGCTTGATACAACGCACCCTGTAAAGACATGGTTAACATTAATATCGCTAAAATCCTTGGCTATGGCAAACTGGGTCTTTGTTGCACCAACGCTTAGCGTATTAGGGCTAGCACCTGCTGACCATTCACTCCAAAAAGCAGCAGCAAGTAATTCATCATACGCCCCAAACATAAGCTCGGTCTCAATATCGCCCTGCACACTTGCTGATGTTACCATGCCCGCTTTTGCCATGCGTGAGCCTGACAGCATTTCACTGTTTGTAAGCTCTGTGGCAACGGTTAGCCCATTACTGATATTTGGTAAGGTTTTCCAGCCAGTTTTAGGCAGGGTTTCGCCTGTTTGTTTGGCATACGCCGTTTTAACAAATGCTCCACTAGACATAATTTCTACTCCTAAGCCCTATGGGCTGTTAATATTACTGTACGACAACCCAATCTTCTGCCAACATATCAGTTTGACTGGCAAGCCAACCGACTGCAAATTTATTGTCTGCTGTTTTCATCGTGATAGATGGCACGGTCAGTTCGCCATTTTCATTCTGCATATCTGACAAATTAGCCTTAGTCTTAAAATCAATGTCGGTAGCAAGCAACAAATACATACCCTTGCCATTCCAACCTTTACGAGCGACTTTTTTACCGCCTTTTAACAACTCCACCGCTTGCCCAAAGGTTAAATTGTCGTTTTTATATTGCTCTTCAAACGCAAGTTTGGGTAACCACGACACATAACCATCAAAGCCGTCCACATTGCGTTCGGACACACCTGCATTAACGACAAGATAGCCGTCATCGTTAGGATTTTCATTGTCAGGCACTTGCCACCCACGCAAATCATTGTATTCTTGACGGTTGAGCGGTGTTGCTTGTACCGTTCGGGTGGCAACAAATGAAGTAAGTAGGGCTGTTAAAGCAGATGCAGTGATTAATTTCATAAAATCTCCTAATAGTACCGATACGGCACACTCACATTTATTTGATAAATACCGTCATTAGACGGCACATTGATGATGCTGGGGGCTAACAGTTCAAGCCTACCAAACCGCCTTGTTTGTAAATGATTAGCTAGGCTATCCGCCTTTTGCTTAATCGCCACTGTGCCTAAATCCTGTGGGCAAAACAGCTGTATTACCAGCGTGCCTTGTTGCAGGATATTAGGCGTATTGCTAATACTGCGTACTTGATTGACACCACCCAAAATTGTAACCCTGCCCCAAATGCCATCAGGGGGTTTAAAGTTTCGGTTTTCTTTGGCTAAGGGGACATCATCAAAATGCTCCCAGGCTTTGATATGACCAAGGATTGTTTGTTCAATGTGAAAACTGTTCATTGTTTTATCCAATAAAAAACCGCCTATCTGATGATGGGCGGTTTGTTTTGTCAATCATTTTTAAGGCAATAAAAAAGCCAAACATTTTATAGAAAATGATTGACTTTATTTGTTGGTTAGCTTACAATATACACCAACAAGACAAGGTATTATCAGTCTTGGAGGTGGTAGCAAGGTTGCTGGAACAACCAAGCTACTGTACACTCACTAGCAGAAGGAAAAAGCGATGAAAACTTTCATACAAATCGCAATTATCCTTGTGTTGATTATCTTACTAAAATCTAGCAGTTAAGTCAAGCTCTAATCAACACAACGCAAGTCTCACAGCGACATCGTGGGGCTTGCGACTGCACAACCTAGGAGATTAAACCATGCCAAAAATCACAAGCACCCCAAAAAGCCAAACACAGCGTACCGCTGACTCTGATGCTAAGCGTGGCTTTAAAACCAAAGGCTTAAAGCTACATATTGATGACATTAGCTTAATAGAAAACCTATCCAAACGCTTAAACATTCCCCAAAATCAGCTCATCATGGACGCTGTGCGTGCATATCAAAGACAGCTTGATTAGCCTAACGCCCCCAATGCACTGTTAAAGGCATTGCCATAAACCCCTGTTGGGGCTTGTTGTGACCAGCCGTGTTCAAGCCGCAACGCATAGGGCAGGTTGTTTTGAATGTAGATGATGGGGTAGGTGTGCTTTGGAATGCCTAAGATAAGCTCAACACCGCCGCCTGTCTCGCTATAACTTGGTGCGCCGACGCTGATATGATGCGCATTGCGATAGCGACCAGTATCAACAGGGCTTAGCGTCTTCACATTGTTGTAGCAGTTAATCGCAAACTTACGATACGTTTTATCAATCTCATCAGCAATCGGATCAATGCTAAGCTTTTTATTCCATTTAATGCCCATTAAAAGCCCCTTAGCTGAATTGTAAAGCTCACCTCAGCAGGATCATGACTGATACTGATGATTTTCATCTCGTTAATCTCATCATCAATCTGTGGTATCTCTGTCAGCTCATCTTGTAAGCAAATCAGCTTAACATCGCTTTGCATGATGGTCTTGTTATCAATCTCATGGGCGTAAAAGCCTGTAAAAACGCCCCTACCGCTGTAATTGATGGTAGATAGTACTTGGGTATCATTAACCGCCCAATCATCATCAGATAAGATGATACGCTTAGCTGTGAAGTCTTTGACAGCATCCGCCAAATCGGTGTTAAAGGCATTGGCGATGTCGGCTGTGATTTCTTGTCTCATAGCCTACCCACCAACGCATTTACGCCATAGCTCTTTTTGATGTACGGCTGCATCAAGGCAAGGGCAATCATCTCATGCTGACCCATTGCCTGACCGTCCGCCCCATCGGCATAGGTTTTTGAAACAGACACATCCCCTGCTTTTGACGATTTGCTCGTCACTACGCCTTCGGTGCGTCCTGCCAACAGTTCGCCATTCATAAAAGCATGGGCAAGCTCAAGCCCTGCCTGCTTGATAGGCTCTGGCACATCGCCCACAAACTTCACACCTTTATTGATGAGATAGGCATTAACCACCATCAGCACACGCTCTTTATCAGACGTATCAATGGGTAAATCATCTAACATAAAAACCCCCTAAAATACCCTTATAAGGATTTGGGTAAACCCCTATAAGGGTCAGATTATTCCTCTTTTGGCTTTCGGGTGCGTTTTGGCTTGGTATCGTCATCGGACACATTATCATCAAGCTCAAATCTTGGCAAATGCTCATAAGCTATTGGCACTTGCCCACAAACTTTATCACATTGTTCAAGATAATCTACCGCACCATAGGCTTTGGCGTTACGAATAATAAGCCCATGCTGTTTAGCATAGGCTTGATTTTCTTGGCTAAAGTCATCGGTAAAATACAAAATACGCTCCATACCTTACTCCTAGGCTTTTGCGACAACCAACACGCCTGCGGTATCTTTGTCGCTTGATGCTGTCTTTTTCCAGTTGGTAGGCGTTGCCAATGCACCAGCGTTAGGATTTGCACCGCCTGCGGTCATATCCCACGTATACCCTTTAACGGATGCACCATAAGACCATTCAGCTTGATAAGCATTAGTGATGTTCTCTGTGCCTGTTTTTGGCACAATCACGCTGTTAAAATCGTTTTGGTTGTGGACAATCAAACCGCCTTCGGTTAAGCCCAAAATGTTATGCTTAGTGCTTTCATCGACCAAATCAGGGCAATCGGTTACGATAAACAAGCGTCCTTGTGGGTCTCGCAGTACACTGACATTTTCATAAGTGAATAGTCGCTCGTTGTTGCCAAGTGCTTTTAGTTGTAGGTTTGTCAAAGCACCAGAGTGCATTACCCACGCTCCAATCGCTTGTGAACGGTCGCCAAAACGGCTAGCCCCTTTGGTTAGGCTTGCAAAATCAAGGGCGGTTGTACCATCGCCTTCCACAAGAGCGGTATTGCCTTTAATGGCTGATACACCGCACTTAATGGCGGTATTTAGCATATCGGCAATGGTTGCACGTCCAAGCTGTTCACCAATCTTGATAGCGGCAAGCTGTGGGTTTTGCATTGTCCAGTTGTACTGTGCCGCCTCCCATAGGATTTCAGGCGTACCTGCTGCGATTTTTACCGCCACGTTTTTATGTTGGGTCAATCGTGCAGATGAAATGTTGTTTTGCCCATTTTCCACATCACGATGACGTACAAGGTTGGCAATCGCCTTAAAAGATGACGCTACATCAAAATCGCCCTTAAACGGCTTGGCAATCAGTTGAATTGTGCTGTTAGATTGTGCGTTAAATTTATCCACTTGTTGAGCGATAGTCTCGGTCATTACAAGGTGGGTTTCTTGGTTAAATTTGACTAAATCAAAAGCCATATTTATTCTCCGTTGTTTTGTTCATTTAGCCATGCAACACGCTCCTCATCGGTTTTGCAATCGGCTAAGGATTTGGGTGTATTTTTGCCCACGCCTGCTTGTGTCGCACCTGCACCACTTGCACCACTACCACGCAAAATGCTGTCTTTGTGTGGGTATTGGCTGATGATGGTTTCTAGTGCTTCGTCAAAATCTGCAAGCTCGCCTGGGTTCTTGCGTGAGTAAATCGGGTTTCCCCCCAAATTAGCCACAATCTTGCCGTTTTCCATCGTGAAATGACTGCCAAATGAACTTTGGACAATGTCAGACGGCAACAGCGTTTTGTCTTTGATAAAACTTGAGCGGGCAAATGCACCACCAATCACGGCATTGTTATATTCTTGTTTAATCTTATTGATTTGTGCGTCTTTCTCGGCAAGCTGTTCATCAAAAGCCTTTTTCGCTTCCGCTTTGACTTTCTCAACTTCGCCTGCGTCAATCAATCGCTTATCATCAAGGTTTTTAACCGTTTCAAGGGCTTTTTTAGCATCGTCAGCATTTAGACCATCAAAAGCCTTAAGCAAGGTTTCCGCTTTTTCTTTGGCTTCTCGGTGCTGTTTGGCTTCTGCATTGAGTTGTGAGATTTTCGCCATGTTTTGCATGGCGTCAAAAGCAATCTCTTGCCCATCGTCATACATATAAACAGGCTTACCATCTTGCACAACCACATTACCGTTTTCATCAAGTTTTAATTTCATAACAAACTCCAAAAATCGTCTTTCCAGACGTTACACCCTAGTTTTCCAACATCGGGCAACAAACCCACAAGGGGGCTAAAAAACTTTTTCAAATATCTTAGGTTCAAGCTGTCTCATTTCATCAAGTGTCAACGGCTCAAAGTTTTTATCAAGCTGTAACGCCTTAAACCGCTCAATTCCTATCTCGCCAAACAGTTTCGCTCTCGCTTTACCAAGCGCCATCTCTTGCGTTTCCAAAGCTTGCTTTTTTAGCCATTCATAATAGCTAACATTATCTGTTACACCGTTTTCACTGGCACGCTTAGTAGGTGCTGTCATTCCCTTATACACAAGGATGGTTGTACTACGGCAATTATGATGATAAGGGGGATATTTAGCCTTATCAATCGGCATTATCGTATGGTCTAAATACCTACAAATGGGGCTTGTGCGTGTATCAAGCGTGGCTAGTACCTGCACCCCTTGGATAATATCACTATACTGCGCCACAAACTCTTTTTGGGCTTCGCTTGAGATAATCGCCGTTCCTGTGCGTGCAATGGTTTGGGCTTGGCGTTTGGTGGCGGTTAAAATACCATCTTTAAAACCGCCCTTTTTCGTGCCACGGATTGCCTTTACCAATTGGTCGTTTGTCCACCCCTCATAATGGGCAAGGCGTATCACGGCGGTTAGACGGTCAGCTTCATCATCGGCAAACTTGGCAAGCAATTCATCAAGGCTTAAGCCCTTAGTAACATTCAACGGCTTTTCAAAGGCGTGCTTGATCGCCTTGTCTAGCTTGTCATTTTTGGGCTTGGCAACCTTAGCAAGTTTTCGCTCATGCTCAATTCTTAGCCCAAAAAATCCACGCCATTCATTTTTAAGCACCACGCCATAGCCTGTAAACACTTGCCAAAACCGCTTACGGCTTGATTTGATGTGCTTGTATTCGCTAACGTCAATATCATCAATAATTTGGTTAAGCTCGTCATCTGGGAATAACTTAACCAAAAATGCCTTGAACCGCTCAATCATCACGGCAAGCAATAACTGTTTATCCATCTAATAACCCATCAATATCATCATCGGTTAGCTCGGCATTAATCAGATTAAACTCACGGGCTTTATCATAAATCACGGTTCTTGGCAACTTACCACCATCAACCAACTGTGCAAGCCCCGTCAGCACACCCACATCTACCGCAAGTTGGTTAAACTGCTGACGAATGATAAATTTAGGCTCATCATCAATGCCCATATAAACATTGCACCATCTAAGTAGGGTTAAAAAGCCTTCGTTAAGGTTCGCCACACACAAAGACGCTTGGCTGTGCTGTGCCTGTGCTTCGTTGTCCGCTTGTGTGGCGGTTTTAATGCCATAACCCTGCCCCAATTGAAAACCTAGCTCATTGATGATTTCACGCTTTTCACTGATGCCTTCGGTTGCCATTGTGTTTGATTGGGCTTGGGCAAAGCCAAATGAGCCTGTTTCGCCAAGCATAATCACGGTTTCACTGCCTAGTCGTAACGGATTTTTGATATTCCCGTGTTCATCTTCTTCTAGGTAATGGTTCATCGTATGGCTATCGGTATTCATGAACGGTTGCACTTGCCCACACAAAAAGCGTGAGTTTTCAGCGTCCGCACTGTTGCAGTAAATGCCCTTTTCAATATGCACCAATGGCTCAATCGGAATCGCTTGGATTTCCCAAGTGTTGTATTGACTGCCAAAAATCTGAAATGGGATAACTTGCCAATGCTTGCCCTTGCCATCTGTGGGGTAATACCGCTCAATCTCGACATAATCCCCCTTAATATCACGCCAAATGGCTACATAATAGCCCACACCATCAAGCCCTAGCACTCGCCATTGTGTAACCGCTTCATTCACAAATGGGTCGTTGGTTGGTGTCTGTACGCTTTCTTGTAGCACAATCAAATCATCTTGCCAATTGATGATACTCTTAGCAGGGTAAAACAACAGTTTGGGGCGAATGCCATCGCTCATCATCTGACTTGCACTGATTTGGTTTGGGTTATCAACCTTTGGATAATCCACCCACACCCCAAAGCGTGCATTGACAAGCAAGGATTTTAAGCCTTTTTGTGCCAAGTGATAAAGCGATGTACCCTGACCGTCCGCATTGGTGATTAAGCCTTGTAAGACTTCGGCAATCTCCACCATTGGGTCTTGCTTGAACGCCAAGCCCAGATATTTATTAACAATTTTGCTTGAATACTCGTAAAAAACCGCCCTATCTTTGTAATTCTCATAGCGTTTTAGGGCGGTTCTGCTTGTATCATCAGGATTTGGGCGTGGTAAATATTTCTCGCCCTTTGCCTTGACTGCTCGTGTACCTGCGATAAAGTCATCGCACAACGTCCAAACAGGAAAGGCTTTTTCATAATCAGGATGTTTTGAATTAACTGGCATAATCTTTCCTAATATGGCATTTGGATAAATGATTTTGTCATTGGTCGCTTGATTGGGTATTGATACGCAATGAAATAACCGCCAGCATCATTCGTATGGTCATGCCCACCGTCTTTGTCAGGCATACCAAACTTATCATATACCTGCTGTTCCAAGCTGTCGGTATATTCAGGACACATTTTTGTATTGACAAAATACCTGCGTTCGCCTTTGTTGTTCAAAATCATGGCATTCATGGCGTTTACCCTGTCTTTAATACTTGGGTTTACACTTGCCACCTTAATCCCAAACCCTACCTGTCTTAATATGCTATGGTCTGATACGCTAGATGATTTACTGCTCGTATTATGACCGCTGGCATCTGGGTAAATGATGATTTTGTGATTGGCATAACGCTGTTTGATAATCTCGCACATCGTTGGGGTATCTCTTGCCCCTACAATCTCATCAACGGCATAAGGCACATCGTTTTTGATGACGTGTACGACTGCTGACATATTAAGCACGTTAAAGTCCATACCAATATGCAGGGTATCGCCTTTTTGTAAAGTCATATCTGTATGGTTTAATTGTCTGTCAAAATCAGGATAAACCGCACCACTTGCCAAATTGACAAATTGCCCATTTAAGTACGCTTCAATAAGCTGTGGCGGATAAGACTGTCGCAAACTCTCAATATAGCCATCAGGCAAGTTTTTCTCATTATCATAAGTACTTGCCTGTATCAGTCCGTAAAACTTCGCCTTATCAGGGCTTGCATTAGCTTCTTTGACAAACTGCTCGTAGGTAAACTTAAAGCCCTCAGGCGTTGTGGTTACATCAATACCGTTTCTTAGATTTGGCACGTTGTAACGCATACGAGCGATAATCTTACGCCAAGCATCTCTTGCCTTGTCTGTTGGCAAGGTATCAAGTTCATCAACCAAAGCATGACCGATTTTAAAACCAACGATAGATGTTGGGTTGTCCATTGAGCGACAAATAATCATACCTAGATATTCTTTGCCGTGATACACCAAAACTTCTTTGTTTGACGTTTTGATTTCAACGCTCAATCCCCAATCTCTGGCACATTCTTCCATCGTTGGGTAAAAAATATCTCTAATCTGTGGATAAGTTGGGGCAAAGTAGCCAGCGTTTACACTCGGAAACTCCCAAAAGTGCTTACACAAACTGGCACACCCTGCCCATGTCTTGCCACTACCAAAGCCTGCAACATACGCCCTAAACTTATGGGGCATGTTTAAAAATCTAGCTTGTGGTATGTTCAGGCTTGGCATCTGTCTTAGCATCTCTGCGACCGTCTTGTACGTTGATTACGATTTGGGTTGGTTTCGCCTGTGTTTTCTCATCGGCTAATTTAACCTTATCAAGCTCAATTTGTTTTAGTTCAATATCAATGGATTTTGACACTAGGTCTTGGCGTGTTACTGTCAAAGACTGAATGCGTCCGATAAGGCGGTCGATAATGCTGTTGTAATCCCTTTTTTCAAACGACTTTTTCACAATTTCTGCCATATCGTCATCATCGTCAGGCATAATAGGCACACCGCCAATAATGGGCGGTTCTACTGTTTTTCTGATAAGTTCTAAAGCTTCATCGCCGAGATTGCCTTGCTTGTTTTCTGCTTGCAACGCTCTAAGCAGTCGTACCTTGCACAACCTTAATTCATCATCAAGAGTGTCAAGTTCAGACTTCTCTACTGCTTGCCATTCATCATCTGTGATAAATTTTGCATAAATGCCATGTTTTTTGGCGTTTTGATTGCCGTGATTGTTTTTTGGTCCTGTGGATTTACCGCCATGTAATCGGCAACGACCATTTGCCATTGCCGAATTTTTGCAGGTATGTCCACTACGAGTTTTTGCACCACAAAAAGCCATAATTCATACCTCAAAAATGCTTACATGGGGTTTGTTTCGCAGTTAAGACCCAGACGAACGAGACCGACTTGCTGTTGCTCGTGTACGACTGAATGCATTACGAACTCTTGAAACTGCATTTCTCAAGAAATTTCTCATAATAAACTCCAAAAATTGTGAAAATTAACTACCACTTGACCTAGATTGACTAGGTTTACCCCTACGCCGACCCCTACCACCCACAAGCATGACTCCACCACGACCATCACGCCCCAAACCCAATGTACGCATAAAAATTCCCCAATAAAAAAGCCCCCAACTGGGGGCTGATACCAAATATGGCTCAATCAACAAACTGTAAATAGTCTTTGTCAATCTTGCCTGTTGTGCGATAGGGGATTTTGGTATCAGGCAATTCAATGCCTAATTTTTCCGCCAAAATCCGCCCATCTATGTATTTGTCGCCATATTGCAACAAATCCAATGCTTTTAAAAATGCTTCGCTTTGCTCTCTTGACTGGAAACATAGACAAGTCCAATATTCGCTATCTGTTGCCAATTCAAAGCGCTTATCTTCTCTTTTGATGGCATCACGGAAGCCTTGCTGTACTGCGTCCAAATCTGCCTTGCTATCCACTTCGGCATCGCCTGTTAGCTCTGGCATATCCACATAAGAAATATTTTCTTTCTTTCGCTTTTGTGCCAGTTTAGCACGCTCTGCTTTTTCTTTGGCTTCACGCTGTTTTTGCTTAGCCTGTCTTTTTAGTTCATCTTTATCTAACATTTGCACACTCCCATCGGAAAACTTCTAAATCTGCCAAAGGATATAAATTCAAGATTTTTTGGTAATCTCTCGGGAAATGCTCACGAATAAGATATAAAAATCTTAAATCAATGCCATCAAATGACCGTCCAAAAATCTTATAATCTACCGCCAACTTTACATTATGCTTTTTAAAGCATTCAACCAAATCAGCTTTTTTCCAATCCCAAATAGGGTGATACTTCAACTGTTTGTAGCTTATACTACCATGTGTGTTGATTGCTACCCTACGCATTGGACTGTCGGCGGCACGAACCCCATCCGCCACTAGTGTTTTCTTTGGCAAGTTATAACGCTCACACATGACCGCCTGAATATCCAAGTAATCAAAATCAGGCAATCCCGCTTGTTCGATGACTTTGCAATTTTGCGGCGGTTGGAATACAAAATTGTTCAGCATTCTATGCACACTTGGATGTGGCAGTTGCACAATTTTTGTGCCAAAATACCGCTCATAATAATCAATACTTTCATTGACAAACTCAAGGTCTGGCACAAGATATAGATAATATGGCACAATCTCGTCAAAATGCTCACGAATGGCAAGCCAAGTCGCTACTGCATCTTTACCGCAACTAAACGCAAGCAAAGATTTATTCTGCCTTTTTGCAACTTCTTTGATTGTCTCAATACCGCTCAATGCTGGCATATTTCCCCCTCAAAGGATTTATTCATGCTTTTATTATAGGCATAATGTTCCTAATTGTCAAGCAAAAAATAATTTAGAAATTAAAAACAATACTTGACAATTAGGCATAATATGCCTATAATACACTCATAGCCAAGCAATAACGCTTAGGCACAACCAAACCGCCATAGGAGCGATGACATGAATGTTATTTACAAAACCGAAGCTGGAACCAAAGTTAAAAAAGCTGTAAAAGCATTAAACATTAAAGCAAAAATCAAAGTTACTCAACATAGATACAAGGTTTATGTTTCAATAACAACAACCAACGCTAAACTTTGCGAAGTTGAAGCACTTAAAAAAGTAACTTCTGAAATGACATCAGAGATTGATGATATTTATGTTACGCATAACAACAATCAAACCAATGAATATGCCAAGATGTTGAATGATTTAGCAGTAAAATTTTTCTGCAAAAAATATCGCAACAATCATCAAACTGATGAAGAGTTAGCAGAAATTGCAAAACCACACATTCAAAAAATCATCAATGGTACGCACAGACTTTCAAGTGAATTTTGGGCAACTATTTAAACAAAAAAGCCTGCTGCAATTAGTAGGCTTTTTCAGGATTTAAAAAAATGAAACCACATATTGACAACCACAATCCAGACCCCGCCTATATCAGAGCCTTGCTTGAAAAAGCAGGGCTATCACAGCGTAAAACAGCCCATATCTTAGGCTTATCAGAAAGGGTTATGCGTTACTATCTTGTATCAACAGATGACCCCAATTATCGCCCTATGCCATACACGGTGCAATTTGCCATTGAGCGTTTGGCACAAGACAAATAAAAAGCGTTGGGCGTAACGGCTCGCTTTACAATATCAACGATTAGGGCTTACCGTCTTGCCCAACGAAAAAACCCCTTGTCGTGGGGGAAACCGCTACTAACCAACCTTTACCCACTTAATGCACAAAGACGGCTTAGGCTTGGCGTTCGTTCGTCAAATATTGGTGCGACCAACTCACCCAATCAGATGATTTTACGCTGTGGTGCATTCTGTTATTGGTCAGATAACAGGCAATAAAAAACCCCTTGCGTGTAAACAGAGGCAAGGGGTATATCAAAATCGTGCTATATGCACACTTTTCCATTATGGGTATATATTACCACCTACTGGCTAGCCAATCAAGTATTATTTTCCAAAAAACCGTAAATAAATCCCCCTGCCTTATCCAATTCCTGCTTTACCCTATTTCTGCGATTACGCAAAATGCGTTCATCTGCCAAATCTGCTATTCTTCGCTCTGAGTAGCCCAACAGATAACGCATACAAAAAACCTGATACTGTAATACGCTATATCTTGCCAAAGCACATACCGCCTTGTCAATCGCCATTGCCCTATCATCGGTAATATTTGGGCTAACAGATGAGCAGGGAATATTATCACGCATTATCATCTCAAACCAAGGGCTTGGGTAACTTAGCCTATTAGGGTCGCACCTAACCCATCGCCCCCATTCAACAAACTCTTTTTTGTACGCTTCTAGTTTTTCATTGCTCATCAAGCTCCCCCTTTAACTCTCTTTTTTCGCTCTATTTCTCGCTGTATATACCAAATTGCTTTCTCCAAGTCTTGAATATCAGCATCAGCATCTTTTTTACCGTTACGCCAAAGATACTTTAAGGCATTTCCTAAGCAAAAAGACCAATTTTCGCTAATCTGTATGCACTCAATGCCCGATGGGTCTGATGTGTAGTGACTTGGGTGATTGACTGGGTCTTGGGTAGCCTCTTTCTGATTTTTTTTCAAAGATAAACTTTCAATCATTTGCTGCATCTCTTTAATCTTTTTGTAAAGTTTTGAGTCGTCATCTTTAATGTCTTCGCAATCAAAAATATTTTCTTTGTAGTCAAAATTCTTGTGCCAATCTTCAACCGATCTACTATCAACGACAAATTCATCAGGCGTATCTTGCCAAAGATATTCCACCCCTATGTCTGAGATACCAAAAACAAACACCACCCCTTCTTGACACACCCAAATATCGCCCACTTTTGGTTGTCTTGGTTCTTTGTTAGGTGCTTTTTTGGCAGCCAAAATTAGCTTACCGCCATGACCGACCGATGGCAATCGATAAATCAATTCGTAACCTGTGTTATGAGTCATTTCTAAAAACCTCTATTGCTGAAAAAACAAATACAAAAAAGAATATCGCCATCAATATGATTTTGCCGTCATCACCAACATAATGAGACAATGCAAATAACAAGTAAATGCTCAATGTCACTACCATTAAAATGGCAAACAACGATACGACAAGCACAGAAAACCGATCATACTTGCTTATCTTTGGCGTGATCTTTTTAAAACTATCTCGGAAATCTTGAATATCAATACGGTATGTTAAATTTGTACTATTATCAAAGAAATACACTTTACCGTTTTTGACATCGCAAATCGTAACGACAGGATGATCAGGCTGTCTTGACCACTTCGAACCAATCTTAATATCACCGTGCTTTTCTTGAGAATTCATTGCTCATACTCCTAAAATTTTTAATAAAATCGTCATAATTCATTGGTACAGGTGCTTTGCCGTCAATCTCTACCCAGATATTGCCGTCCTTATCAGCTTTGCTACTATTCACCTTTGCAAGCTGATTGTTTTGTTCGTTGTAGTATGTTGTCATGTTCTCGCTCTATGAAATGCTAATTTTTTCATCATCTTTAATCCACTTTAGGTCATCAGGAACGCTTAAAGCTATGCCATTCTTGAACGCCCAAACCTCAATCTCATTTAAATATTCGCTAAACTGTGCCGTGGTTGCCATTGTTGTTGTTACAAACCGCTTAGCAAACGGTAAGGCTACTTGTTGCTCATAGTTCGGCTGTCTTTTTAGTGTGTTTAGTGATTCAAACAGTTGTGCCATCTCGCCATCATCTCTTGCATAAATCTTGGCTAAAAATAGGCGTTTAAACATCACATGTAAATCATCGTCATCTTGACCTGTCTTATCTTTGATTTGCTTAAGCCATAGCCAATACAGCCGATTTTGTGCCTGTGTGCGTGTTTCGTTTTTATCAGTGATGACGACACTACAAACCTGACCACTTTCGTATTGCTTGACGATCTCGGTAAAGCAATGTTTCATCACCGATTCACTAATGATTCTAAAAACTTGTTTCATTATCTAGCACTTGATTGATAAACTTAAGCTTAGAAATAAACCAGCTTTTCGCCTCCTGTCTTGACAAGCCTTGATATTGATCAAGCCTGCTGTGGCACAAATGACACAGTGGTATCGTGTAATCGTCTTTAGCTTTAATGCCCTTGCCTTTGCCAAATTCCTGCCAATTGGCGTGTGCCGCTTGGCTTGGTGGTGGCAAACCACACTGGCAACACGGCAAAGCTCGGATTTGTTTAAGCCTATTTGACACAATTAGCCCTCAAAATGCTGTTATCAAGCTTTTCATGATGTATCAAGCTAATAAGCTCATCACAAAAGCCGTTAAAGCTTGCCATCAAACTTGGTTCTAAACAAGCAATGAACTTACTTTGTCTTAGCTGACGAGTTAGCGTTGATTTAACGCTTTGACGCAGTTGCTGTTCTAGTTGCCCTGACCCTACCGCCCCATCAAATACGCTGGGATTATCGCCAACATAGTGTCTCACCTTTTTGGCAAGGTATTGGCGTAACCCTTGCCCTGTGATATATTCAGCAAACTTATCAGCTTGTTTTCGGTTGTTGTGTTCAACCTTCATTATTTACTGCCATCAAAAACAACAAGCAACAAGCAGCATGAGCCAAATGTGGCAATCCACTCTTATCATACACACCTTCACCTTGCCACCATGCGTTTAGATGGTAATGGATTGCGTTAAAATACCACTCATGGGCATCTGTAATATTACGCCAGTTGTCTTGCCCATATTTGTCTGCTTCAAATTCTAAGACCGCCATAACCTGCCAAAGGGCAGAGTCTGGAATTAAGCTAAATCTTGGCTTAGCGTTGTCGTGTTCTTTTTCGTGGTTGTGTTCTATCATGTTAATCCCTTTGTCTATTAACCCATTCATAAGCATCTTGGTATGACCGATACTGCTTTTATCGTGATATACGCACCTATTAACGCTTATCATCATTTCACCTTGGCACGCCCAATTTATTTAGTCTTGGTTAACGCTTCCCATGCAACTGGGAATAGTGGTTCAATAATCTTATCGACTTGTTTGGCAAGCTCTTGGATTTCTTTTTGTGCGTGATGGTCGATACGCTGGTTATAAAACCTTGCCCATGCCATAAGGCTACCGCTCCACACCCATTCGGTCATCACCCCTTGTGGCAATACAAATCTTGCCTGCTCAGGGGTAACGCCTTCGTCAATTAACTGTTTATACAAATCGATACTTGCTTGCATGTAGTAGCTGTAAACCGTCTGCACGTTAGTTTGCATACTGCCTTTTATTTCATCACCACTACCTTGCTTTACCGAACCGATAGGCTTACTTCGAAAGATAGGTAGATAATAATCAGGGGCTTCACTGACATATCTGCGTGATACCGTGTTCATTGCAAAGCCAATCTGATGCTTAACGCACTGGGCGTGAATAGCAATAGGGGCTTTCATGTGCAAAGTAACAAACGCATGGGCAAACGGTGTCCAGTGATTGTGTTTTGCTAAGTATTTGATTAAGTTTTTATTTTGTTCAGGGGTGAAATTACTTGCGTCTTTAGCAAATGACACCCTAGCGGCATTCACTACAGAATTATCATCGCCCATGTGGTCTTTATAAACCGCCATCATAGGGGCTTGTTTATATGTCATGCTCATTTATATCTCCAAAATATCAATATTATGTACAGTTTTCATTAAATGTTTTTTTAAACGATATACTTTATCTTTTTTTGTAATTGCTGATTTCACATCTTCAACAACGGTTTTGCCAATCCTATTATCAAAATACACGAAATCGGCAATATAACGCACGCTAGGACGCTTTCTAGGCTCGCCTGCTATCCTAGTACCACTAACCAAAATAAATGGCTTCTGTAGCGTTAAATCGCTGATTAAACCACTATTTTGCATTTGCTTTAGCACAAGGTAACGGTTTGCCTCTTTTTTACTGTCAAAAGTGATATCGTCAATCTTAACTTTCTTGTTTTTGTACTTCATGCTCATATCTTTGATGTTAAACCTTTACCCCTTGTTGCCCATGTTTTTTTCTACCAAAGGTTGTCAAAAAACGATTAATTTCGTTTTGCATTTCACTAGAGATGGTATTTTGTGTTTCTTGCTTTTGCTCAATTTGCTGAGCTTGTGGCAAGCTAAATCTTGCACCTTTGGCGTGTTCGGCACAAACTTTGGTATAGGTTTTTGACCATACGCCAAAAATCTCATTTTCGCTTTTTGTGCGGATTTCATAAAATCCGACACGGTTAGCCGTCTCATAGACTACTTCGTGACTGTAACGGCTCCCTGTAGCATCAAGATAAGCTTGACGGCAATCAGGGTAAATCTCATTGGCAAATGCAAGTTCTGCAAAGTCAGCAGGTGTGGTTGGCATCCACTTTAGCGTTAGGCATTTGCGATAAGCTGTCGCAAACATGGCTTCAGTAATCTCAAGATCAGCCAATGCAATTGCCCATAGTTGAGCTGTCTGTAAATCCCATGCACCCTGCGTCATCTTGGTTTTAAATTGCAGCTTCCACATCGTAAACATTTCCAGCAAAGTCTTGACCAGTTGTGGATTGGCTTGCTGAGCCATAGTATCGCTCATACTCTGCCATGGCGTTGTTGTAGTACTCTTCTGCTGGATTGATTTTAGGTGTTCGCTGATGTGTTGCATTGTAGTTTTCCTGTTTGTTTTGTTGACCTAGACCGTCTCGTTTAATCCAATTTCTGACCGTTGCTTGCCAGTCTTTCATTGGATTTCTTCCAACTTTCCAACCATTTGAATCATAAAAATCGAGAAAAATGGATGCTTGCTCCGATGGGTTGTTATGCTTTAGCTCTGTAAAATAATCCCTTACCTGCTCAAAGCTTGGTTTGGTGAATTTTTTTGAAGCGGACGCACTCTCTTTATTAATATTTGGTTCTTGGTTATTGGTTATTGGTTTATGGTTATTGGTTATACGCTCATTTTTTTGCGTTCCGTTCTGTTCCGCTTGGCGTTCTACCATATCCCAATCAATGGCAATTTTGTGTTCGTTGCATAAATCAGTAAGTACGGTAATGCTTGAATTTGCAGGGGTTTGGATGTTATGATCAGACAGCAAGGCACGCAAATAATTCACTTTGTTTTTGTGTCTTTGTTTGCGTTCCTTATCCGTTCCGTTTTGCGTTCCGTTCTGTTCCGCTTGCGTTCCGTTTTGCATTCCTTGGGCGTTCCGCTTTTTGTCCGCCCATTTGTAGGCACGAATTTTGGCGGTTATCTCAAAATCATGGTACGCATCATTTTTGAACACAAAAAACTCATCCAGCACAGATAGCAAGGCTTGTTTCTCATCGTCTGTTTTGGCAAGCAGTAGGCGTTCCAATTTGGGCAAATCACCCGTGATGGGCTTTTCGGTCTCATAATAAAGATCGATCAGCTCACGATAAAAGGCACGCTCCAAATGCGTGAGATGGCGTGTTTTCGCCTTGAAATCTGATGGGTTAAATTGATAGTAATGCATCAGTTCACCTCTGCCGCATAGTAAACACGCTTTAAACGATTGTTTTCATCACGAATTTTTTCGTTTTCAATCAGCGTCTTGCCTGCTTGTGCGTTCAGTAGCCTTGTTTGAACCCTTAAAGTTGTCGCTGATATACCGAATTTTTCTTGAATTTGTAAGCCAGTCATACGCTTACCTGACCTTTTTAGATAGCACAAAACAAGGTGCATTTCGCTCTTTATCCCTGAGTTGTTGAAATTAGCGTGATGGCTTTTTACTGATTTTTTCTTTGGTCGTTTGGTGTTGTCAAGATTGATGACCTTACCGCCATTTTTGATAAATTCGGCAATTTCTCGCTCTTGGGCGTCAAAATCTGTGCGACGCTTACTAAAAGCATTGCTCACAAAATTAAAGTTTGGTATAATAAATTCGTTCATTTAACTTCCTTTAAGTTAATCCGAAAATGGACACCGCCCCTAGTAGCAGCTAGGGGTTTTTGTTTTCCTGATTTTTCAATTTCCTCAAACCGATTCACTGTTAGCTCTCACATAATTAAAATCGGTATCAGGACTTAAAACATCACATTTCACGCACCCTTTACTATGCTTATCAATTTCAATAGCAAGTGTTGGATGGCATGTGCGGTTGCCACGGTAAATTTGCATCATTTGACCGTAAGTTGTACCGCACTTTTTAGCAAACTCAATACGATCTTGCTTATTCATTGATAGCAAATAGTTTCTTAATTCAACAATTTGCACTATAAACCCTCTTATCTATTAGCAATTGCTAATTATTATAACAATTAATAATAGCTTTTGCTATCTGTTTTTTTGTGTAGCATTTGCTATACTATATTTTTCAGTACAGAAAAAGAGAGGTCGGGAATGACACCAGAGATTCGATTAAAAAATTTAACCTTAATTCTTGAGAAAATTGAAAAAGAAAAAGGTTTAAACTCATTCGCTAAAATCGCCAAAGAATACGATTTGAATGCAAGTTACTTATCTCAGTTAATGAACGGCAATCGTCAAATAGGCGAGCGCTCAGCTCGATCGCTAGAAGAAAAGTTAAAATTGGAAAGATTTAGTTTGGATAATTGCCCAACACAATCCAGTATCAATCCTAATAATGAACTCACCCCTATCACCGAATGGGACGATAGCACCCCACTGGATGATGATGAAGCTGAGATACCTTTTTATAAAGACATTGCCTTCGCCTGTGGCCATGGCGCGGTCAATGATGATGTGACGCATGAAACCCGCAAATTACGCATGGGTAAGCGTACACTGAGCAATCTTGGGGTAATGCCTGAAAATGCCTTTGCGGTCACTGCCCGTGATGACAGCATGATGCCCTATGTACAAGATGGCGACACCATCTATATCGATAAAGGACGAAAAGAGATCAAAGATGGGCGGATTTTTGCAATTCGCTTTGGGGAGCTGTGCTTATGTAAGCGCCTGTATCGACTGCCTGATGGTGGCGTGCGTATCGTCAGCGATAATTCTGATGAGTTCCCTGAGCAGGTCGCCACCAAGCAGCAGATCAGCGATGGTGAGTTTGAAGTGATTGGCTGGGTGTGGAGTGTCAGCCGTCTTGAGCGGTGGTAATGAATTTAAGATCACCAAACGCATATTGAAGAAAATTTAGGAGTAATAGCCGTGACAGCAGAAACCTTTCATTTAATACCAGCTATCACAGGTGCTGTGAGTGGCGCTGCATCAGTTGGTTTGCTAAATGGACCTTTGCAAACCTTGCAAGATATTTGGTTTGTGGTATATGGTCACAAGTGGCATTATAAAGTTGAAAGCATTAAGGCTCAACAAGCAATGAATATACAAGCCATGCAGAACAACATTCAGACCGGTATTGAAAAAATACCAGCAAATGCACTCAAAGACCCCAATGTGGCAATTATCGGCCCAGCGTTGGAAGCCAGCCGATTTCATATGAACGAAGAGAACATTCGCGAAATGTTTGCCAATTTGATTGTGTCAGCCATGGATGAGAGAAAAGATGGGCAGATGCATCATGCGTTTGTAGAGATTATCAAATCACTCAGCCCGTTAGATGCTAAAAATTTAAAATACTTAAACCAAGATAGCGCCAAGAATATATCGCCAATTGCGAATATTATCAGGCAAGAAAGTAACAGCTATCATATGCTTTATCAGCATGTATTTTTGGGCAATCCTGAAGTATCAGATCAGGATCTGATAGCGCCATCGATTGATAATCTATCACGCCTTAAATTAATCGATATAACATACAATGATTATTTGACAGATGATTCAGAATACGAGTCTTTTTATCATTCAGCACCCTATCAAGAAATGACTTCAGCGTTAGACAAGGAGCATGAGGCTCTAAACCTAGATATCTCCATACTTCAAAATCCCGACTTGAAAATTGAATTCGAAGGCAAGATTCTAAACAAAGATGAGCGATCTGAAAAACTTGATCAGGTGATCAAAGGTTTGGAATCCAAGATTGAGATATAAAAAGGCGTTATTAAACTTACTGCTTTTGGTAAAAATTTCCTAAGCGTCTGTTCGCCCACGACTTAGAGACTGCTTAATCTCATTTACAAAGCGC